TACAGCCACGAAAGTACATGCGGCGGCTATGGTGGTATTAAGAGCTGCAATGGCAGGAACGGCAACAGCCTCAGCGGTATTAACGGCTGTACTAGCTGGCGTAAGAGGTGCTTATATTGCTGTTCGTAGCGGTGCATTAGCAGCAGCGGCGGCGCAGAGGGTTGTTAATCTCGTAATGAAAGCCAACCCTGTAGGCCTATTAATCTCTGTACTTGTAACATTAGTTACAGTATTTGCTACAGCGGCAGCGGCTGGTAACGGCTTTGGTAGCACGTTAAGCTCGGTATTCTCGACAATCGTTCATACTGCAGTTTGGGGCGTGAATAAGATCATTGAGGCCTTGAACTGGCTCATCGCTAAGCTCAACAGCGTAGGCGATAAAGTAGCCAAATTCTTTGGCGGCACGTTTACCGCTATTGCACAGGTTGACACTATCAGCGCTGATACAGCGCAGGACATTGTAAATACTGCTGGCGATATGGCCTCGCAAGTGTTTAGCGGCTTATCTGGCGGCGGTGATACTGGCCTCGATGTAGGCGG